TGTTGATTATGAACTATATGTTACATTAACACATAATATTGATGCGCAAGGTTTTAACTGGCAATTGTGCAGTTGGAATGGAGAAAGATGGTATTTCTGCGTGTGGGATGCAGAAAGAATTTGGGGACAAGTTAATACTTTTAATTATCTGGATTCTGTACCGTTAGAAGGAACATTATTGTATGGCAATTCTGCGGGAACTCCAAATGCTTGGGTAAACGATAACTGTAAGTCTGAGCTGAAACAGAGATGGGAAGAACTTGTGTCCCAAAAAATTGCAGACAAAGAACATATTATTTGCATGATTAAAGACTGGATGGATAGGATAGGTCCATACTTTTATGAAAAAGAGTATGAAAAATGGCTATTAAGTCCATGTAATAGAGATTCAAAGTTTAATAAAACTTCTTGGAAACTTCTTGGCCAACATTCCTTTGAATTACCTGAATGGAATCAAGAAAGAACTTATTATGAAGGAAATAAAACAAGAGAAGGAATTAATATCTACAAAGCCCTTTCTACAAATACAAATAAAAAACCTTCTGATAATCCTTTAGTATGGGAATTATTGTCTTATAAAGAAGGTGTTCAATATAATGTAGGAGACAGACTTATTGTCGGTTCTGATTTTACTTATGAGGTAGAATGTATAGAATCTACTTCAGAATCTCCATTATTGGGAAGCTACAGTGGCTATCCTGCTGATTTAGGTTATCATGACACTATTTGGAGGTTGTATGACTATATTTCAAAGTGGATTGATAATTTGAATATATATTTTAATAGTTTAAACGTTTAATTTAAAATTTATGATTATGGCAAACAATTGTTTAGTTACGAAACTGAAAGGTACAGTTGAAAATCCTAATCTTATCAAATTAGGTGAAATCGTTCTGGAGGGAGTCTATCAAGACCACACGGTCTCAAGTGACCAAAAGGTGTCTAAAATATTAGGTGTAGGTGGTGTAAGTATTTCTCCACATGGTGATACATCATATCTATTAGATGAGAATGGAGAACAGGTACAGAAGATTGATGCCCCCTGCAATTTTAGGTTATGGACTCCTGAAGAAGATTATCATTGTAATGTATGTATCTCAAATTACTATGGAGTAACTCGTATTTTGTATATAAGAGGTTTTTCGCCAAAGTGTTGTAAGCATATGTCTCAATTAACCCATTTAAATGTGTATATTGATGGCTCATATATTGATGAACTTCTGGATTTGCCAACTTCTATAACACAATTAACGCTTGGTAAAATTGATGAAGCTATCGGGTATAATGAAGAGACTTTCCTAAACGCTATTAAAAGGTTGAATAATTTGCAAAGCCTTCAACTTGAGGTAAAAGAAAACTTGCCATCAGTAGGAACGCTTGAACATTTAGGAGGATGTATAAATCCTGCTTTTAATCTTCTTGTACTAAATGATGGGATGTTTCCAGGAGATTTTGTTGATTTTGTTCATGGAGCAAGAGATAATGGCATGACCGAACATAGTCAGATAAAAATACAATTTTATAGATACGCTTATTACTTTAATGAAAACATGCTAGAACAGGGTTCACATTTTATTTCTTGGACAGCGAATACTATTACATTTGATGATGTTACAATTAGTGCATAGAGTACAACAGTATGATGCTCATTAATCAGGCAGAGTGCGTCCCCTCTGGGCAGGACATTGTACCGTATCATGTAATGTCCGTTAGGGGAAATAGAACATCAGCTTCAGATGCTGCTGTAGCTACTTTGAAGAGTAAAGGTTATACTATTATTGTGAATAATGAGACTTTGTAAGTCCGCTTAAACAAACCCTAATATACTTATTGTAATAATTAGGTGCAAAACATTTTAACAAAAGATGTGATTATGGACATTGTATAGGTTAGTATTAATTTGGTGATTAGGTTAACGTGAGAGAGGCCGTCTGAGAGGATGGCTTCTCTTTTATAATAAATATGTACGCGCGAAAATAGCCATAGTGAAAGTTTATTAACCGACATTATTAAGCTGCTGAAATAGTTGCACTTACCAATTAATTTGATTAACTTTGCAGCAGCTACAACAAAATATAACTAAGAGAACTAAGCCAAATACTCGCATTTATTCACTAAACAAAAAGCATTACATTATGTTAGGTATTGAAGAAGGCCCTATTGTATTAAGTGGCAAAGATGCACAGGTCTTTTATGAAGATTATAAAAGTACCTACGGAGAGCCTGTTTTCGTTGAACCAAAGAAACAGGGATAATTGATGTGTGACTTTATTAATGCTCTTGAATATGAAAGAATGGAAGATACTTCTGTTCTTTCTAATTTTTATTGCGGGATCTATGAAATGGATGATTTCATCCATAACAAATTACAAGAAAGAATTGACAGGAAAGACGGTTTGCTATCATTTTCTATTAGCATTAAAGAGCAGATAGTTGCTTTGGTGTCAGTCAAGGAAAGCTACATTGAGATACAAGTAGAAAACAAAGGAACATTTCGTGCTAATGCTTTGGAAATAGAATATCTTGCTGTAAGAAAAGAATATCAAAGGAAGCACATTGGAAAGCGCATACTTGACTGGATTCACAGCGATATTCTACCAAGCTATCCAGATGTCAAATTCCTAAGCGTACGTGCGTATTGTGATAACGATACAAAATATAGTGCTGTGCCTTTTTATAAAAAATGTGGATTCTTGGTGATAAAAAAAACGCACCCACTGGCTGACAACGTTAAAATGGCAAAGATGCTGAAATAATCTCTAATCCCACTCGCGAGGTGGGATTTTTTTTGTTTTTGTCAGTTCTGCCTGTACGGTGGGACTGTTTTTTATGTGCGATAGCAATTTCTTTGTTTATGATTAATAGATAAAAGTGGTATGTGAAATTGGGTGGGTATCTTTGCAGTGTGATTGTTGCAACATCATATTGAGATTATTAAATTTGTTAAACCATTTCAAAGTTATTTCAAGATGAACGAACAAGAAGGAACGAAAATCTATACTGGAGGCAACGGCTGTAACTGGGGTGATCTGCTTGGTGCCGGGTTTGGTGGTTTCCTTGGTGCAGCCATCGGCAATGGTGGATTGTTTGGCGGTAACCGTGGCGGTGACGCTGCAGCCGTAGCCGCTGCAAATCAGGGAACCGATTCTATCAGCCGTCAGGTGTTGGCCGGACAGCAGGAACAGCAGCTGATGGGAAGCATTGCTGGCGTGAACAGCCGCATTGATGCCCTTGGCGGTCAGATTGCCGCCAATGCCGCACAGGCTCAGGTGGCCAATGGATTCAATGGTGTGAATGCAGGTATCGGTGACCTTGCCGCCAACATCAACAGCTTTGCGCGTGACATGCAGAACTGTTGCTGCCAGCAGAAGCAGCTCACTTTGGAACAGGGCTATCAGGCTCAGTTGAACAACGAGCGTCAGACAAACACCATTCAGGCAGGCTTCGCCAACATCGGCTATCTCATCCAGCAGCAGGGACAGATGCTCATTGCCAACAATACTGCCAACACGCAGAAGATTCTCGACTGGCTGTGTAACTCTAAGCAGCTGGAGTTGCAGACCACCGTGCAACAGCTCCGTGATGAGAATGGTCGCCTGAAGCAGACTCAGGACATCATTAACTCCCTGAAGACCACATAAATTAACTTTAAGGGTGGGGGTGAAAGCTGTAAGGCCGTAGCCCTTACCCTTGATTTAGTTGCGATTGAATCGCAACATACAGAACATATAACCCTTAAAGTAAAGACTATGTTATTCAAAGAATTAAAGCAAGGCTATCCGCTCTATGTGCTCAATGTGAACACTTTGGATGTAGGTACGGGAACCGTGACCTTTGTTGGCCAGCCCCACGTCACCCAGGACAAGCAGAAACTGGCAAAAGGTCAGATACAGATAGTCATTGACGTGACAGCCAATTTCGGGAATCAGTCGCAGACTATTGAGCTGGCAGATTCCCTCAGCTCGACCATGAGCAACGACGGTTCACTACTCATTACCCCTAACCATTCTGATATTGCCAACGGCATGAGAATGATTAGGGCACGTTGTGAGGAATACATACGCAACGAAGACCATTACAAGGAACTCATTAAGAAATGTGATGCGCAGCTGCCAAACTTTGACCCTCTCTACAAACAAAGCAAGGAAAGTGATGCCCGTTTCTCTGAAATGCAGAACACCATAGACAAGCAATCAAAAGATATTGCTGAAATGAAAGAAATGATTTCCAAACTATTGAAAACAAAATAGCAGTCTGGTATGGCAATGATGAAGAATGTAGAAGAAATGATGGAGAAGTTCGACAGGCTCTATCAGAAAATGTCGGTATCGGACAAGGTGGAAGACATGAAGCTGTTCGGCAGGGTGATGCGTGAGGCCATTCATGAACTGGCCAACGTGAGGCCAGAGCGTGCGGATGAACTGATTGAAGAGCTTTGCGCCATTAACTGGAAAAACTACCTGACACGTAGGGAAGCCGAAGAGATTGTGTCGAAGATGGAACCCGAAGCCAAGTGGTCACGCGACCAGCTGGAGCGTGCTCTTAAACAAGAGGGCTTGCCGACGCAGGAGGAACCATACTACAACGAGTATGCGCTGTGGGTAGAGGTGTCGAAGATATACAGTGACAGTGGCCGCACGCTGAAAGAGCACTTGGAGAAAGTGGGCTTGGACAGCGAGGGCGCACTGATGAAGCTCGTCTATGATCTTGCCCTTGACCATCTGAAAGACAGGGATGGGGTGTATGACATCAGACGTTATTTCAGGTTGTCATAGAAGACAACATACTGAACAAATAAGAGAGAGGATATGCAGATACTTGAACATCTACTTCATAAACTCTATGCCATCCTGCAAACAGGGTGGGGATGGCTTGTTGGAGCCGTCATCTTCCTGATGGACTATTTTGCAGGTCACTCGTTTATTGTGTTCCTGGTTGTGGCCGTCACGCTGATGGATGCCTTCTGGGGCATAGCCGTGAGCGTGAGGCAGGGACGGTTCACGCTGTCAGAGCTGGCACGGCTGACGATAGCCAAGATAGCCGTGTATGGCTGTGCGCTTTTTGTGTTTGTTGGTCTTGACAAGATGGCCGATACCGTACTGACCACGGCACTGATAGGTTCTGCAATCGTTCTGGTGGAGTTTTGGAGCAGTTGCGGTTCGATGTTGATACTCTTTCCCCATTTCCTGTTCCTTCGGTTGCTGAAGAAGGCACTGAAAGGAGAGATAGCATCGAAGTTGCATATCAGTGAGGATGATGTAGACAGGGTGCTGGAATCCAGCGGAAATGTGCGGGACAATGTGACTGGTGACGAAAGTAAGAAATGAGACATGGAGATACGAATAGACAGGGCATGGAAGAAGAAATTTTACACCATATCGAGGGTGTATATTGACGGCAAACGGTTCGGTGACGGCAAGCACTGGTGCAATGCGCTTGAAGACACCGACCGGGGACTGACTTCGGAAATGACCGTTGACGAAATACTGGAAAAGAAGGTGTATGGGCGTACTGCAATCCCGACAGGACGATACAGGGTTGAAGTGACGTGGAGTCCGAAGTTCAGGAAGATGCTGCCTCACCTGATTGCGGTGAAGGGATTCACGGGTGTGAGGATTCACTCAGGCAACAGTGATGCCGACACGCTGGGCTGCATTCTCATCGGTCGCAATGACAAGATAGGCTGGATAAGTGACAGCCGCTATTGGACTGGACTGCTGCAGGGCAAGATTGAAAAGGCCATCGGCAAAGGAGAAGAGGTATGGATAAAGGTAGGCTGATTGTCATTGGTCTTCTGCTGACCTTGGTGCTGGCTGCAGGCTGTGTTGCAGGATGGCTGGCGGCAGGTCAGCATGGAAGAGCCGTGCAGCATCGTGACACGCTGTGGACGGAGTTGACGGACACCGTTGAGTGTTATGTGCCTGTGGCCAAGGACAGTGTGGTGGTGAGGTATGTGACAAAGGTTGTGGCTGTTGCAAGCGATAGTGGTACGGTGGCTGCTGATACTACGGACACGATGGCTGACAGTGCAGCCGTGACGCTGCCCATCACTCAGAAGAAGTACGAGACGGAAGCGTACCGGGCGTATGTGAGCGGCTATGAACCGAACCTTGACAGTATCTTTGTGTATCAGAAGACTATTAATGGGACTGTTGTTGTGCCACAACAACATACTAAACAGCCGAGGTTGGGTGTCGGTGTGATTACTGGCGTAGGCTATGGTGTGATAAACAAGAAGCCGGATGCCTTTATTGGTGCTGGCCTTTATCTGAGGTGGTAGTCGCTATGGCATAGCGACATACATAACCGTTAATACTTAAAAGAAGAGTAAACGCTATAATGATTATATTTGCGGTATGATAGAAGTAACGTTGACAGTGAGCAAGCAGCAGGTGTATGACGAAGTGGCCAAGACCACCAGCTATACAGGAGCGAAGATGCAGGGTGATGATGCTGCATACGACCGTATCTTCACAACCGATTCTGACAGGTCGATGCTTGAAAGGTTCTGGACTGAGGCATGCAATGCTGCCACCGAGCAGTTGAAGAAGTTCATTGTTGAAGTGAGCGACAACAGCGAGGGCAGCACGATAGATCTGAGCAGAGACTATGTAGTGGGGCTGGAGCTGTCATCGTCGTATGACAATAACCTGACAGAGAGCGTGCAAGCCAGCCTGTTCAGCTTCTTTGTGTCGGTGATCGTATCGAAATGGTATAAGTTCACAAACAAGGAAGAGACGGAGAGCTATGCAGCCGACGCAGTAGGGATGATGAACGACGTGATGGGCAAGATATTCTACAGGAAGAAGCCTGTGCGCGTTGTGCCGTCGCCATAACAGGACAACATACAGAAGAGAATGAACCAAATATAAACAGTAAGAATTATGGCAAGACAGACGATTACGATTACGCTGTATAAGAGCGAACTGATCTACGACGTTCAGAACAAGACTTATCTGACAGGCCGTAGCCGTCAGACGGGAGGGAATCATGAAGAGGTGGCCAACATGCAGGCCAATGATGATGATGAGAATGCCAACCAGATTTTGCGCAGCCTTGGCAATGCCTTTGCTACGCTGAAGACGAAGTTGAGTGAGTATCTGGAAGAGAGTGGAACGAGTGCCAATGATATTCTGATGAATGCAGACGGAAACATTGTCATTGCCTTAAAGGTTCCATCGAACTTCAATCCGGCAGCAAACGGGACGGTGAGCGCAGCCTTGCATCAGTATATTGTCAATACGGCTATTGGCGACTGGTTTACTATTACCAACAAGAACGATGCCGCAGACTATATTGCGCTTGCAGGTGCTAACCTGGAGCAGATACGCGAGGCTGTCAACAAGCGTGTGCGTCCGCAGCGTCCAACGCCTGAAGAACATCATCTGTTTGAGACCATTCACAGTGGGTCTGAGATGGGTTCCTATGTGTTCTTCACAACTGACCAACTTATTGCATCTGAGAACACGCCAAAGTCTGGTGACTTTATTGCAACAACTACGAGGACTTCATGGTGGAAAATCAACTCTGTTTTAATCGGTACATTAAGGTGTGTCGTTTCCAGTGCTGAGGAAGCCGAAGAGGCAGGGATTGACATTAATGCTTAGCAGCTATGATAAAGCCAAGAACAAAGACTGTGAAGCTCATGTTTAAGCGTGAGCAAATCTTGTACGACTGCAAGAACTACGCCTACGTGGAAGGTGACACGATGAAGGCTCAGGACGAGCACGACCGCCACCAGGTGATGGATATAGGCGAGGACGGCAACATAGACCGTGTGACCCGTGTCTTGGACTTGGCCTTTGCTGACTGTGTGGAACTGTGCTATCCCTACTCAAAGGTGGAGGTAGAAGACAAGACCGTACTTGACGATACCTTGCGGGAGCGAGATACGCTTGTATTGCGTATGGTCGTTCCAGATGATTTCTCACAGACAACGGTGGAACTGTTGCGGAGGCTTATCCATGAGTTGCTGGTGTATAAGGTGATGGCCGACTGGACGAGCCACACCAAGCCGGAGAGTGAAGCGAAGTGGGCGAAGAAAGCCGAAGACGTGGAAGAGAAGATTACCTCTTCGCTGAACTATCGGGTGGGCAGAGTGAGAAGGACGCTAACGCCATTCTGTTAGCCCTGCAATGATTCGCAGGGGTGGCATCGGAACAAATAAAGGAACAATAACCCAAACAAAGGGCAACTATCCTCACGGACGGTTGCCCTTCTTGGATTACCAATAAAATAACTAAAAAACTAAAAACATAAAACTAAAACAAAATGATATATGAAACACAGATCCACTGATCATCTTGGCTGGTCTATAAGCCTCGGTGTGTATTGTACGGTGCATCCATAGACGCTTTCATCCTTATCGAGCGTGCAGAGCAGGGCAATGCGGAAGTATTTGTAAGGCGTACCCCGGAAGCCTCGCAGGTAGTGGTCTACGGAAGAGTAGACGGGATGCCAGTTGAAGAGGTCTCTGGAGCCGTAGAGGATGCTCTTGACGTGCCCTTTGCGGAAGTGGCCACGCTGAATGACGGCATTGACGGTCTTTAGCAGGTCTGGCGCATCCAGCTTCAGCGGCCGTGTTACCAGCACGCCACTGAATCCTGTAGTGACGTTCGGGTTGTCCTCAGAATAGTTGATAATCTTGTTGGCCGTAGTAGGACTGTCGCCTTCCTGTGCAGGTGGCACTACTATCTGAATCTGTGCCAGTGCATCAGGATAGGAGTTGAGCGAATCCTTGATGCTTGACGGCATGGTGCTCCACATCTTCGACTTCAACGAGTAGATATAGGCATAGGTCTTGCCAGGGTTATAGACCACGATACGCTGGTGTGTGTAGTCGTAGAGCATGCTGCAGTTGTTGATGTAGTCCAAGAAGCGGTCGTGATTGCTGCCTTTCCCGTTCAGGCCATAGAGCGCATTGATGTTGAAGGGCGAATCGGAGTTGATGGTGTCACTGATGCAGCTGGTGTTAGAGCCGCTTATAAGCATGATGCCCCGTTTTGTGGCGAAGAGCACGGCAGTATCTATCTGCGTGATGCTGTCAGGATTGAAACATACGTCGCGTGATACTGGCTGACGAGCCTTGAATGTGCCCGTGTCGGAAAGTTCGAGTGCCCACACACCTTCATTGGTGAAAGCATAGAGCGGGAACTGTCCGAACTGACCTTGCGAGAGTGCCTTGACAGCCGAGCTGATGCCGAGAATTGTTCCTGTGCCTACGGTGTTGATGCCGAGTGCAGGGAAGTAGAACGGATTGTTTACCTCAGACGTATAGATTTTGTTGGGCATGTCTATGATACGCTGCTCAGGTGTGGAATCCGAAGGCGCGCTGGAGGTCTCGTTTGTACTCACGTTTGCCCCTTCCCACACGCCAAGATAATAGGCACCGTTGAGCATCGGGTGCTGCTCAAGAGGCACTTCATAGTAATGAATGTCTAAATAATTCTGCTGAATGAGTATTGCCTTATAGGCATTGATGTTGGGATAGAAAATGAACAGGAACGGGGTTTTATATCCAAAGGATGCCGCAGATCCCTGCACTACGATATCCTTCCCGTCTTGATTGATGCATATCTTCACGCTATAAGAAAGTGTGTAGTCATTGGAGGTAGGTGAAGCACCACCTTCGTATTTTGCTACATAGCCATTCGTATACGGGAACATACTGAAAGCATCAAAGCCTGTGAAGACGCTTTTTGTGATGTCGGCCACGTTGAGGCGCGAGTTGTAGACAAACGACCGCTTGGGGATGATGGCATCATGAGAATCATAATCATCGCTCATCACTTCGCGGTTGGTAAGCGACTGCAGATATTCCTTGCTGACGGGTATGACCGTCCTGAGAAAAGACAGTTGGTTAACGCTGATGCTCTTCAATAGGTAGAACTGGGCATTGTCGCGTATATCGGCCTTAATGTCCTCGTTGTCACGCATGGGAAGCATCAGTCTATTATACCTCACAGTGGTATCGTCAATGTTGGCAGCTTCAAACGTCTTTCTGTAGAGCCATGTAAAGCTGTTCTTCTGATATTTGAGTGGATAAGTGAGTAGCAGTGAAAGGTCTTGGTTGGTGTGCTTGCAGATGCAGTAGCCGTCTGAGTAGCTGGTATTGACTACTTTTGTTACCTCTCCGTTCTGGTCGTAGCTGTAAATTGGCTTAGAAACAAAAACGTCGACACTCTTCACGATGTCGCTCCAGTCCTGGAGGACTAATATGGCACTGATGGACTTTACCTCATAGTCGAGCTTATGGAACATGGATGAAAGACGCAGCCTTGCACCTTCTATACGCCCGTTTGATGTTATCCAGGCTGTAAGAAAACACTGCGGTGCAAGGTCTGATGAGCATACCATCAGAACAGGAGCAGAGTGCATGGTGAGTGACTGGTCGTAGAGCCGGTAGGCATATCTGACGAAGAACGGAAACATGAATTTCCCATCGTTGACGGAGTGCTGGGCAATGAATTTGTTGACCTTTCCGAGTACCTGCGGAGTAATTTCTGCACGGTGGTCTTCATCGAAGTCAATGATGATGCCTTCATCTGGTGTAACCTCGCTTGAGTTAAGATCGCTAAAGCTGATGCTGAATTCTTCGCCACGTATCATGTCGCCCTGCAATCCGAAGGAAATAGGCAGTTCTGGAAGATGCGTGCCCAGATACTTGTATTTGTCTGTTGCATTCTTCCACAGGATATAGTGCATACCATCCGAGGCCGTTATGACAAGTGTGTTGCCAATGGCATTGTAACCGTGGATGTCGGCAGTAGAGAAGTCGTGCAGCAGGTTCGCGTTGTCGCCAGCGTCTACGAAGTCGTTAGTGGTAAGCGTTGCACCCTGTTGAGGTTCGTCTATCCAGTAGACCTTATTGTTGGTATTGTTGCGGATGATGTAGTGCTTGTAGCCAGTATTCTTGTGGATGAACACCACGTTGTAGCCACCAGGCAGCGTGAACAAGTCCGTAGGTGTCAGGATGGGACGCAGGGCTTCGTCTTCTGGAACGAGACCTTCAATGGTAGCGAGGTCACCATCGGGACATTCATAGTCCGATGGTGTCTCAGTGAATCCGTTGTACTTTATTTCCTTTATCATAGCTCTTGGCGTTTTTGGTTGCCGTGGAACGGCAACATACGGGACATTTTTAGAGAGGGTTGCGCGTGATGATGGGGACGGCTGTGCCATGATGGCACAAGGACACGGGATGCCCTGCTGGGAATCTGGCCGTTTCGTGATAGTCTTTGCCAAACACTTCGCTGCAGACCGCCCTGCACAGTCGGCTGGAGTAGGCTCGGAAGTTGTTGTTTTCTCGCTTTCCCTTGTTGGTAGGCATGACGGCAGCTTCATGTCGGCCAGTGCATTGAGAGTGGCGCAGGCGAACATACAACAGGTATTCTCCACTTGACAGTGCCACATCAATCACATCGCCACGCTGCAGGTTCAGCATCTTGGCAATGCGTGCTGTGATGTCGATGCGACCGTTGGGATGGAACGTGACATCAGGGCGACGGGTGTTAGACAGCAGGCTTGTCATAAGGCGAGAGTATTATGTAGATGTTCATATTGTCGGTCACGGTAGCTGGCTCTACTGAAAGCTTTGTCTTGCAGTTGGGCAGCGCATAGTCGTAGAGGATGCGGTTGACAGTAGGGCACAGCGTCTCAAAACCGATGGAATGATACTTGCTGTTGTACTGTATGTCGCAGAGCTGTGTGGGCTGTTTAATGTCAGGGTTGAGGGTGAAGGCATACAAAGCCCCACTCCGATCTTTGTTTTCTGTGACGGCATTGCACAGATGGAAGACAAACACCTTGGCCTCTTCCTTATTTATCACGTCCATGTGGTCGAACAGGCCGCGTGAGAGGGTGACGGAGTTGTCGGCAGGGTCAACAATGACATAGAGCGAACGGTGACGATACCATCGCCACACACGCATGAGCCATAGACGGAACTTCTTAATCATATTGCGAAGATACTACTATTTTGTGAGACTTTATTCTTATCTTTTAACCATCAGACGAAGTTAATAGTCCTTGTGAGAACGGAAAGAGACTGTTTCGATGTAGAGGAACGAACGGGTGGACTCAATTTCGAGCCGGTGTCTCATTGCCTCTTCCTTTGAACGGTGGATGAACGATGATACCTCGCACTTGTCGGTGCCGCGGGTATTGATGATGTTTGCGTAATACTTGTGCCCGAAGATGTGGGCAATGATGGACTGTAGTACTGTTTCTTTTGCCATAGTTGAAGTTTTATTTGAGGTCTTTGTGAATGAATAACTTTGCGTGTCGGCAGTTGGAAACCCAAGAATGGATATTGCCATCCTTTGCTGCATCCAAGCCCAGAACATAACGCTTGCATTGTTTTCTGCTTGGGCACTCGTTGCCTCGGCAGTAGGTAAAATCTTGTTTCATTGTCAGTCAAATAGTGAGAGTTGTTCAATTTGTTTCTTTTTCTTTGGTTGTGGCTTTGCCGTGTTCATGGTGGTGAGAACCGAAGCCAAGGTAGAGCTTCGGCCTACTGAGCAAGGCTTGTCGGTGTAGCCAACGGGCGCGTGCTCTTTCCTCCACAGGCTGTAGAACTCTTCAAGAGCCTCGATCTGTAGGTGGTTGCGCTCGTTGTCCCAATGGGCTTTCTTGAATGCCTCGCACTTGCTCGTTTCGGAATTTGTCGGAACACTTTGGGAATATTTTGGAACGTTTTCTTCGATTTCTGGTACGCTTTTGGCAATTTTCTGAACACTTTGCAAATTATCCGTTTCGTCTGCTGTGTCGTACACATGACCAGGAGTGAAGAGTGCAACTGGATGCAGACCCATAAGCGGTATGCTGACTGCCACCATTGAGGCCAGTAGGGCATCTGTAGTGTCATTCGGCACTATGCTTCCCTGTAAGGTCTTGCCATACCATTTGACGTAGACCGACTGGCCAGGTGTGAAGGTTGGGCTATTCATGAGGGTAAAAGCTTTGGGCGTTTGTCGTTTAACGGGTTATTGTTCATGCCTACAACTTTATTTCCTTTTCAATCCCACACAACCGCAGAGCATGTTGCAATTCGTGGACGAAGGTGATGGTGTTATGGTAGTGTATCGGTATTCCACGCCGTTCGTCCTCAATATGGATAACGTTCCGTCCTTCGCCTGTGTCGTCTAAAATGACCCATATTTCAACATAACCTTCACTCCATTCGTACTTCGCATATTCTTTCTTGCGCTCGAAGCCGTTGGCCGTCAATATCTCGTCCGTCAATGGTATCGGACTGAGATAGTCGAGCCATACACCGCCCGACTGTGACCTGTTATTTATATCCATGCACCCGGCAACTCCCTTCAGCCCCATTTCAGGGAACTCATAGGTAGCGTCAATCCTCCACACCTTCACGATGGTGCCCTTCTTGATGCACACGTCCTTGTTCACTATGGCGTAGTCGCCAATTTGCAGTTCGTTTGGTTTCATGGGTCAGTCCTCCTTAGTTACTTCTTTGTGGAAAAAATCTTTGAATACTTTTGCGCGGTACTCTCCTTTTGTCAGTTCGATTATCTCTCTGATGGTGTACTCCGTCTTATGCGGCTTCGGCAAGCGGTTCTCGATGTAGTCCCGCGTGCCTGGTGAGCATGCACCTGTAATCGTTCTGTAAGCTGCTATTGCCTCTTCAAAAGACAGGCTATCATCCAATGTCAGTCCCTTATAGTCTGACGTTTCACGGTCATTGATTTTGTAAATGAGGTCAGCACGGGCTTCTTGCAAAGTATCACCATGTGACCAATGATTCTCGCCATCCGTGACAAGGTATAGCTGCTTGTCACTGTTAAGTTGATGCACCTTGTAGACATTCCCGTGGTGAGAATCGAGAACCGTGAACATTCCGTCTACTTTAATGTAACTTCGCCCATTCCACGACCAGAACTTAGGGCAGTTACGCACGTATTCAATTTTTCTTCGTGCTTTTGCGGATAGATTTCTGCTTACATTACTTGTGTCGGTGATGCCCGTGCCTCTGAGGTAGAGGGAGTCGCCAACGGTCAGTCCTTCTGGCAGTGAGGTGATGCCCGTGCCTTCAAGGTCGAGGAAGCCGCCAACGGTCAGTCCTTCTGGCAGTGAGGTGATGCCCGTGCCTCTGAGGTCGAGGGAGCCGCCAACGGTCAGTCCTTCGGGCAGTGAGGTGATGCCCGTGCCTTCAAGGTCGAGGAAGCCGCTGTAATGCAGGAGGCCGTCTTTAACTTCAAGCGTGTAGCCTGTTTCCTTTTTGAATTGAGCGATGATGCTCTGTAGGTCTTTCTGTTTCATGATGTTTTTGTTGTTAATCTTGGTTCATAATCCGTATTGTTTAATATATTCGTAGCAGCGGAAGCCTTTGCGAGGCTCGAAGTCCTCAAAGGAGTGTGCGACAAAGTGTGCTTTCTTGTTTACCCAATTTGCTAGATCCTTCTGCCATTGTGGTATGATATGGTGTGGGTTGTATGGGTCACGGTAGGGCTGTGCGTAGGCATAGACAGGGCGACCGCTGATTTCTCCATGCCTGACCTGCTGCATGATTTCCCACCAGAAGAGGACACGACGGTAGCTCTCCTTGAAGTTGTCGTTGAGCATGGTGTAAAGGAAGTACTGACCACGGAATCCGTAGCTGTTAATCAGTTCGATGGCATTTACACAATCTTCAATCTGCTTGGGAGTATCGCAACCGAAACGGATGCGTCCTTTGTCGAGCCATTCCACTTGTGCCAGCTGACGTGCAAAATCGTCGGTAACCAAACGAGCGTCGAGTGCCTGATTGAAGTCTACCCGGTAGTTGTTGTGTACAATCTTATCCAGCTGCTCATGGGCATAGTCGCCAGCAGCAAGGAAGTTGTTATCCATCAACACCAACTTATTGCGTCCTTCGATGGCAATCTGCTCCACATCCATGTATGGACGTATTGCACCTTCCTTCTTTGGCACCACACACCAGCTGCACTTGTTGGGGCATCCGCGAGTGAGGAAGCCGTAGGCATAGCCCTTGGGAATGTTGGGGTAGATGCTGTAGTCGGGCTGGCAGCGGTCGATGCCGGGTAACAGGCACAGGTCATACTGATAATAAACATGTGTCCTTTGTCCGTTGATGTCGATATGGTACTCATGACTATCCGTTCTGCCCATATGGCCAGTGCCGCCACAGATCACTCGCCATGCATTGCGGATGATGTAATCATAGTCGGGCGTGAAGCTGAACACTTTCGACATGTAGACCAAGTCGTAGTGCTTTTCCAGCGGGCTGTACCATTCCACGGTATCACCTTTCGAGCGAAACCATCGTGCAATCTTGCAGAGTGCCAGATTGGGGTAGATGGTAGCACCCCATTTCTTCTTGCTTGCGTGTCCGTCCACGTCAATGAGTCCTATGCGCATGATGCTTAGTCAAACAATGAAGGTTGCAGCTGTTGCTGCAGGTAATCGTCGCCACGCTTGATGCTGGCATCGACACGTTTTTCCAGTTCCTTCGACTTCTGCAAAGCCTGCTGTGAGCGTGTGGAGAAGTATTCCTTCTGTGCCTCTCGCATGGCCTTTACAAGCTTGAAAAATTGCAAACGTCCTTCTTCCATGATTGTCTCTATTTAAGTCGGTAGTTGCCTTCGAGTATTTTCAGGAAGTTGTCTTCTGTGAATATCCACGTAAATTCAGGAATGAAAGATTTCTCTCCTCGTCCGTTGAGCCTTGGCGACATTGCCACCTCGCTTATTACCTTGACAATATCGTCTTTAGTATAACCATGCTCCAGCAGTGACTGCAACAGCACGCGCCTCTTGTCGGACATTCTGCCGATGGGTGACAGCTTCGACTTGTAGTACTTGATGGCATAGTTGTAGTACCGAATGAAGCTGTCGTCATCGATGTACATGGGGTCTTGGTCGTGCGGTGCGTCCTGATGGGGTGCGTTGTCAGTGAACAGTGGCAGTTCCTTCTGACTGGCCTCTGCTGATGCCTCGGACTCGGTGGTACTGTCTGTGTGGCCTTCTCCCTCAGCAGGCTCTTTGCCATTGGTGTCAGCACCCTTGCCCTTCCATCTGCTCTTTGCACCGTTCTTTCCAGACTTGGAACGCCTTTCGTTGACATCCTCTTTCTTCTTCATCCTTGTAAGGAACGACTCGGAGTAGAAGTACTTACCATCATCGGTAAAGACAAATAACCCGAAATCCTCGACGACGGACTTTACCAGGGCAGCATCCTCACGTAGGTCAAAGGCTATAAGGTTATAATCTTTGGCACACATGTAGTTGTTTTCGTCGCGCATGCGCTCCAGTATCATGAAGTAGACACCGTAGCCAGCAGACTTGTGACGCATCCTGAGCCGGAGTATCTTCTCGTCGTTACGCGCGTTGCTGTCATGTGAGAAATAGTTGTTCATAACTGATGGGCTTTTTGTTTTTGTGGCTATGGCATAGCCACATACTGGACTTTTTGGTACTTTGTTAGACTGAATCGGCAAGATAGGCTTTCACCTCTCGCATGAAGTCTTCGAGTGAGCGGCACACCACGTATTTGTAGCCATCGGCCTCGATCTGCTTCTGCCATTGCTTCTGCCTGTCTGACTGACTGCCTTTGCTCGTCTTCATTTCTATGAGCAATGCGCCATGATGTGCATTTGACTTTAGCAGTATCAGGTCGGCAACTCCAGGCAGCACACCCTCGGCAATCAGCTTGCCTGCTGTAACCTTGTCACGCCAGCCGCCATTGGGGACGGCAAAGAGGTTGTGGCGCATCTTTGGGTACTGATAGCGATACCAGCGTATGCAGGCGCACTGTATTCGGTGCTCTTCGTCTGTAGGATGCTTGCGGGGCTTCATGTCCTGTTGCTCCGCAAGCATCTGCTCGAAGGTCTTTCTGAGATTGCCCATTATATTTCAATGATGGGAATGTCAGGACAGATTTCTGCAATCTTACTGATAACATCGTCCATAAGCTGATCGCGTGTCTCGGCTATCATATCCTGTGCATCTGGAGATACAAGTGTAGCCTGCAGGGTGTCGGGATCGATGTCGATTTCAACAGTGAACTTCTGCCTGGGCTGACCCTTGAAGATGGGAATGTAGAGGTCGAATGCTGGCGGCTGATTGCTTTCTACGATCTGACGGACATAAGCGAGGCGGTTACCCTTCTTGTCGTCGTTTGTCTCAATCTCCTTGGTAACAGCAGCCTTGAAGTTGCGCATGATGGTGACCAGTTCCATAGCCCTGTTCTTATTCTCGAAGTATGAGCGGTTCATGCGGATAAGGTCTGAGAGCTGTAGGCCAGTAGTGTACTCACCACTGTTGATGCCGAACTTCTTGAACTCGGTGGAGATAAGCAGAATACCGTAGATAGTGTCGCTGAAGTGGTCGTGGTCGTTTACGTGAAGTCCGATTGTCATATCGTCACGACTGACAATGACGCTACACTGCTTCTGGTCGATGATTTCTTTGCGCTTCTGCAACCACTTCAGTGGCGAGTCGATAACACCTTTGACAGTTATAGCTACGGGGTCATAGACTGTTGGAGCCTCACCCGTTCGGATGGTGATGTTTTTGCCATTCTTTGCATCTGCAGCAATGGCTTCTGCGATAGCCTTTATCACTTCGTTTTTCTCCTGTTCTGGAGTGATTGTTGTTTTGTTGTCTTCCATAATTCTGATTGTTTAATTGTTAGTACCTGTTTTCATTTGCTGCCTGAACATGTCCTGTGATTCGCGCAATTCCTTGAGGGTGGCCGCACGTTCATCAACGAGGATTCCGTCTTTGTTGTAGATGCCCACCTTGGCTTCGTCACGGAAAAGGAACTCAAAGCAGAGTTCGCAGGTGTAGGTGGTGCGTGTCTTTAGTTGCTTCACCTGTTCAGCAATGGTTCCTTTTAGGTTCTTGATGCGCTCGTTAAACTCGCTGTCGGCCTGTTTCTTCTCTTCCTGCACGTCGTGAAGTTCGACGGAGGCAGAGGAAAGCTTGTCCTTGACGGCTTTGAGCTGGTCTTTGGAGAGCGACTTGTCGTAGCCGTAGTCCTCCAGCAGTTTCTCGCAGTTGTCTTTGAGCATCTGAAGACGCTGTTCCTCAGAAAACTCGGCAAATAATTGCTTGTCCATAATTGTGTATCTTTAAACTAATTGATTGCTTCTTTAAGCGTTTTACTTGGCTCGAACTTCACGGTGCGACGGGCAGGCAGGCTGATTGTGATTCTCCTGCCCATGTCCTGGGCCTTCTTTGCCTTGCGCTCAATCATTTTGAACGTACCAAAATTGCGTAGCTCAATGTTCTCGCCACGCTTGAAAGCGTTGGCAAGGATGTCGAGTGTGTTTTCAACGGCTATTGTTGCCTCAGATGTCGTGAGACTTGTCGTTGAGACCAATTTCCTGATGATGTCTTGTTTAATCATGATTGTCTTGTTTTTGGGGTTGTTATAAGTACCTGGAAGAACCGAAGCGGTAGCGGTTGTAGTCGGCTTCGTCACGGAACCCATGAGCCTGCCATTCATCTTCAAACTCGTCCCAATCGTCTTCCTCTTCGCGTGCCTTTCGTGCTTCTTCACGCTCTTGGCGTTCGCACTCTCTTTCGATAGCAGCCTCGTATGCACGTTCTTCTGCGTAGTATTCTTCTTTCGTCATAGTGCTGTCTATTTGAACCGATTGATTTCTTCAAGGAGATCTTCGCGTGTTACGCCGCGCAGGTAACGTGTCTCGATGATGTTCAGGCAACGGTTGTAGAATACCTGAAACTCCGTCTCATCCATGTTGGAAAAGCTGATACTGGAGAGCCTGACCACCTGAGTATGCTGATACCACGCAGTCGTGAACAGTCCAAGCTCCAGTTTCAGGGCAGCAAGCATGTCCTCTTCATCATAGATGCCAAGACGCTCTGCAAGCTGTTCAGGCATATTGTCAAGCGTGAGGCGAACGAGTGCAAAGAATTTTTTGTGAAAATCGTAATTGCGCGCTTTTTTGACATTACAGAGCACCGTTTCGCCTACACGCAGACGTTTTTTCTCTTCAAGGTCTGAATCATACATGGGAACAAGACCCGTATCGGTAACACGACAAAGAATCTCCATAGCGATATTACTTGATTAGGAAACGACGGGAGCCGGGAGTAGACACCATGTACTGAGCGTAGAGGTCAGGATGATCTTTTGAAAAACGCTTGGCATCGAACTTGTCTGCGTCCTTTGCAGACTTCCATGTGCATATAACTGCTGGGTTGTGTTCTTTGGTTCCCTGCATGCAGATGGTGTCGGCATCGGCCATGAAGAGTTTGATGTTGTCTTCCAGTTCCTTCTTCTGTTCCGTGAGCTTGTCAATCTGTGGCTTGATGCTTTTCAGGTTGGTGATAGCATCCATGATTTCGGGTGTCACCTCAACGACCTTGCCAGCCTTTGAGCGGTTGAACTTCGCCATGACATCATCGATGGTTGTCACTGGTGGCTCCTGATTGCCGTTAATGTAGTCTACCCAGAACTTCTCTATCTGCTCAACCATGTAGCCGTAGAAGTCGGCATCAAACTGAATGTCACGGTAGCCGAACTTCTGACCGCGAGTGAGCCATGCAAGTGATCCCTGCTGATAGCCCATCACGCCAAGCTGGTACATCAGCTGGCAGAACCAGTGCTTTGGCACATCATCCTCGGAAATATCCATCTGTGTGGTCTTGCACTCCAGGATGCCCTTGTTGTTCTTACCACGTCCTTCGTCGAGCCAGTAGGTACGGTCAGGAGATACACGTAGGAAATCACGCTCGGTATCTACTGCCAGCCAGTCGCCATCCGAGGACTTGATAACCTGTCGGCCTGAATCCTGCTCGAAGTATGTGGCCACGGCACTTTCGAGGATATGGCCTGCACGCATGGCCGCATTCTCTTCGATGCGAGGGTCGAGACCCTTCTTGCGTCGCCACAGCTGGTAAGGTGTTTCCCAGGGGTTGACACCTAAGATGGTGCCAACCTCGGAAGAACCGATACCCTTTTCTCTTTCCTGTAACCATCTTTGACGGTCTGCAGGCTTAATGATGGAGTATGCCATACGCTTTACTGCTCTTGGTTGTCGTTGTTCAGAATCTCGCCCGTCTCAGGGTCAACATTGGTAGGCGTTTCTTCTTCTGCCTGCTGTTCGGCCTGCTGCTTCTGCTGTTTGTACTGCTCATGGAGTTCCTTAGCCGTCTTGGATGTGCTGGACTGCTTGCCGAGAGCTTCTGCTACCTTGTCCTGTGGCTTCGGTGCAGGTGCAGCGTCCTGATGGTTCTCGGGAGCACGGTATGAGGTCTTGTTCGGCTCCTTGCCATTGTCATTGGCTGACGGCTCTGTCACGGTGGCATTGTCTGTTGTTCCTTCGGGCTGGTTGTCGATGGGCGGCTCAGGCTCGTTGTCGCCCGAAGGTGCAGGAGCGATTGAAGGGATCTCGTCGATGATAACGGCATCTTCGATTTCCTCCTTGGTGAGGAATCCCATTGAGATTTCAGGAGCATAGGCGCGTGCCCAGAAAGCGGCAGCACGATAGACAAGCATCTGGTCGGGCATGGTGTTCCACTTGGAGCCGTTCTTGGTAGTCCATCCCTCTTTCTTGGCCATTTCGATAGTGACCCAGATGCCGCAAAGGGCTTCTTTGTGCTCCTTGTCGCCCTTCTCGTAGGCGTAGGCACGGCATCCGTACTGATCAGTGCCGCGTTTGCCGTAGAACTGGTAGCGGAGAGGTGTGAAGCGTCCGCTGGTGTTGATGCAGGCGATGAGGAACTTGGAAGACCATGCAGGGTTTCCGTGGACTATGTAGAGGTTCTGCATGACCATGATGGGATTGGCACCCATGCGCTGTGCCATGTCGATTGCGATGGCGCAGTTGCCGATGTTGCCCCGGTAGGTGTCGGGTACAATGGTAGACTGGACGTACATCTGTGCCATGCGCTGCTGCAGCTCAAACTGCTTGATCATCTGATAGGATGGGTTGAGAAGCAGCTGCTGTTGCTCTTGAACTGTTAGTTCGGTGCTTTTGCTTGCCATAATTGTTGCGTTTAATTAAATTGTTTAACCAGGTGATATTTGACATGTCATTTGTTTGTGGCATCTGCGGATTCGAACCGCTTGGCATCCGAAAAACCCGATTAAACGGATGCAGGTGCTATTCCTTGCCGCACCTTGGCTGATGCCGTTAGTGGCACTGGGGAGCGTGCCACTGTGCCCGTGCTGTTGCGGACTGTCATCGGTTTAATGCCTTCACAGGGGGATGTCCCTTCCGCTGGCCATCAATATGAAGTCACCTGTTGCATGGTGCTTGGTTGGAGTAGGAGAGCAGCAGCGCGTCACGCTTGAACAGCAGCTTGCCCTGCTTGTTGTCGCCAGCCTTGATGTGTGGGAACTTGTTCTTGATGTGGCGTAGCCTGTCGGGTGTGATGCCGAGTATCTGAGCGGCCTCTTCGGTGCTTACCATTTCGGGACTGTTGTCTTGTGCTGCCTTGATGTTACGGGCAACAAGGAACGCCACCTTACGGGCAACATCTTCAAGAAACTGGCTGTACGTCACCGATTTGTCACTGAAATATATTCTCTCCATAGTTGTCTGTGTTGTTTGGTTATTCGTTGAGCGAGTCTACTTCCGGCAGCTTGTCAGCCCACAGGCATGCAAGACAGGCGGCAATAAGGCCAAGCACAAAAGCCAGCACCTTAGAGACAAAGAACAGCATCAGCGTATCAGCCTCAGAGAAAAAGAGAATCAGGGCTACGGCAGCAATCAAGATGATAACATCGAATCGCCAGTTGGTGTAGATGGATAATAGCTGTTTCATACTTCTTGTGTATTGTTTGTGTTAATAATGTTACTTGTTATACAGGGAGCTTCCTTTAAATGCTCGACATAGATGCCAAGAGGGTTACAGTAGCGTCCGTTGATGGTGTTGTATGATTCCATACACTTTGCGCAGGTGGGATTGGTCATAGTTATATTTCCTCGTTTAGTGTCTTGATAATTTGCTCGTATGCTCTGTCGGCAATATCTCCATATACTCCGAAGTTCAGATGATAGCCGCCTTCTATACCGCCTGAAATGAATATTCTGATTATTTCGTTGCCGTCTTCATTCTTCATCCTGTCAACGGCATCCACTCTGTCAAGCCTGAAAGCGACTTTGAAGCCCGAAATTGTTAATGTCTTTGCCATAATCAATCCTCATCTTCCTCTTCGTCCTCAATTTCTCCTTCCTGAATGGCATCGAGCTTGTCAACGTCCATTGCCCAATAACGCTTGGCACGACGGAGGCAAGCACGCCAGAATTTGACGTATTCCATGATTCCGTCAATGCCTTCATCTTCATAATAACAGTTATTGTCCTCGTCGTAGCAGACAATCACCACAAACTCCGTCTTACCGTCGTAGTCGTAGAACAACTGGCCGTCCTGGCTGATGGCGATGTTTGACAACGTGAAACTGGTGTTGGCATCCTCGTAGAGAGTTGCAGCTTCCTCGCCAGTCTCTTTCGCCCATGCAGCAAGCTCTTCGTTGAACTTCTGCACTGCCTTAATGTGGCTATTCTTGATGCACTTAATCAGGTCTGTCATAGCCGTTATGCTTCTGCGTTTTCGGTATGGGTAATAAGGTATGTGGCTCCATTGTCTGGAGTGTCAAAGAGAAAAGCCTGCTTGCCTAACTTCTCGTTGAGGCGGCGAACGGCTGAGTAAACTGTAGAATAGTTGCCTATCGTCTGGCAGTCGTATGTGGCTGTTTCGCCCATAGGAATGGCCATAAATGAGGCAGGAAGGTCAATTCTCGTTACTATCGGAGAATTTTTTGTTTCTTTAACTACTTTGTTCATCATAATTGAGGTTCTTATTATTATATTTGCAAATTAAAAACTATTGAATTGCAGTAACATACAACTGCTTTTAGGGTGCAAATGTACAAAAAAGATTTTATAAACAACAAAAAACGTGATAAAAAAAAAACGTTCATTAAAACTATTTAACTGTTATGACTGGAAATGAACTTAGAAGAAAACTTGTCGGCAATGGAGTTGGACTTGTCGAACTTGCTGGTAAGTTAGGATTGTCTCAGCAAGCTTTTAGTAATAGATTGACTGTGAAAAGTGTTAAGCCTGAGTTTGTTCGTCAAATCGAAGAAGTTGTTGGATTCAGTCTCACAGAACAACCTGTATCTACTGACTCACAGAAGAATATTGATTCTCTCATCGGCCTACTCCAGAAGAAGGATGAGCAGATGGATCGTCTCATCACCCTACTGGAGCAAAAGTACGGGGTAGTTGAAAAAGAAAAACGAAATGTAGGATAATTAAACTTCGATGATATGAGTACTCATCCATTCAAAGAATATTTAGGATGCATTGTGCCTATATTGCTGTTTATAGGCTTCATTGCCTATCTATATACAGGAGCCAATAGAGCCACTAAAACCAACAAAAATGACCAACCGAAATCACAAGTTGGAAAGTACCTGTATTTAGACATTAACAATACGCTTCATGTTCGCATATACTGTTCTGCCATCGGTAAACAAATCGGTGAAATTGGAGCAGTAGATAGAGCAGTAACACGCATACCAGCTGAATCTGTAACACACGAAATGCTTGACTATTCATGTTCTAAATGTGTATCAGACGAATCCTATGAAGAGTTAAAGATAATTGCAGATGCAAATAATTAGTTTAAAGCCAACTTTAGATTCAACAAATTTACTTTAGATTCAACAAATAACTACTTTGCAACAGAACCTCAATTATGATGAACAGGAATGCAGGTTAAAAACAACAATTACAATAGCACAATATAAAGATGGAAACAGCATGATATACCATTGTGATACAGCATACACAGAATAGCAGTCAAGAACAAGACTAAGTTGTTGACTATCAAACGCGAACTGATTAGGTACAAAAGCCCTCTCTCTCCGCGATGAGGTAGGTAAACAGCAACGTTTGCCCACCTTTTTTAATTGTTGATAATCAATATTTTAGACTGGTAACTGACTGTAAATGAGCCATATAAGGGGATTGAGACCCCTGAAAAGCTATGTGGTGTTGTAGGCTGTCACATGGTGCTATAAGTTGAATTTGTGCTACCAAAAATCTGAATTGGTAGCACAGAAATGAAAAGTTGGTAGCACAAATTGGCTGAAATGCCGATAAACAGTAGTGTTTTAAACAAAATAACAAGTAGTATGACACAATTACCAGTAATGACTTTCGTCTATGACAGACGTAAAAGAGCTTCCTCGGTGAAGTACGGGACAGTAGAGCTTGTCGTGACCTTTGAGAGAAAACGCAAGTACATCACGACCGGGATCAGGTTGTACCCAAAGGAATGGCGTGGCGGTCATGTGGTTGGCAGGATTGATGCGATGGAGCTGAACGATTCGCTTGACAGGATCATGGGCAATGCGCGCAAGGTGGTGAACGCGATGCTGCAGGCAGGTAAGCTTTGCCTTGACGATATTCCTGTCATGATGAAGAAAATGCAGGAGCCTGAGCCGAAGGAGAAAAAAAGGACGTTCATGGACTATTGCTTTGAACGGATGGAGGTGAGGCAGTATGGCAAGACAGAGGACAGCCAGGAGCGATACAGCCGCTTTATGAGGTTCTTCAAGGAATGGGGTGGCATCGTGGACTTTGAGGACATCACGGAGGCAAACATCATCCGCATGGATAAGGTGCTGGTAAAGAAGAACCTGAAAGACAAGTCGAAGTGGAACAACTATCACAGGTTCCTGAACTCGTTCATCATCGACGCAGTGGATGAGGGACTGATCAGGCGCAATCCTTACAAGCATGTTAGAATCAACAAAGACAAGTCCAGCGGTGGCCTCGGGAAGTATCTCACACCCGAAGAGTTCAGGAAGATAGAGCGGATGAAAGTGCCCACGAAGAGCCTGGAGCGCGTGCGAGACCTTTTCGTGTTCCAGACGTTCACCTGCCTTAGCTATGTGGATTTGGCAGCTTTTGACGCTTCTGAGATAAGGACGGTCAACGGAAAGCAGGCGTATGTAGGCGAGAGAGGCAAGACGGGACAGGAATATGTGTTCCTGCTGCTGGAGCCAGCAAGGAAGGTGCTGAAGAAGTACGGAGGCAAGCTGCCAATGCTCAGCGCGACAAAGTACAACCAGTACCTGAAAGCCCTTGCGCAGCATGCAGGCATCGACAAGCCGCTGAGCAGCCACTGGGCAAGACATACAGGCGCGACGCTACTTCTCAACATGGGAACGGACATGGAGATTGTTGCGAAGGTGCTGGGTCACTCTTCAACAAAAATCACAAGAGAAGTCTATGCGAAGCTGCTTGACGAGACGGTCGTGACGAGCATGGCGAAGATTGAGAAGAAACTGAAAGAAAAAAAATAAGTTTTTTATTCCCTCTCACGCGCGCGCGTTTTTTCTCTCTCTTTATAAAAATAAGCTTGCTTATTTTTGGAATATACTTATTTTTGCTATAATACGTAAGTATTATAACAAAATATAAGTTATTCCTTTACTTTTATTGCTATACGTTTGCCATACTTTTTTATGGCATTTGCCATACGTTTGCCATGTTTTTTTATGGCATTTGCCATACGTTTGCCATACTTTTTTATGGCATTTGCCATACGTTTGCCATACTTTTTTATGGCATTTGCCATACGTTTGCCATAATTTTGCCATACTTTTTATATTTAACTATCTGATAATCAGCCGTTTTATTTTTATGCAAGAAATAAGCATCAAAATCAAGAAATTATTATTTTTGAGTTATTCTTGAAATTGATGCCTATCATATTGAGAATTACGGACTTACAATTATTTTCTTGTTTCTATAATAGACGTTATTAGATATAATCATTCATTTAATTAAATATCGTTTTCTTCTGCCAACTCGCTCAATGTGTCCTCAATGGTCTTTGGCTTGTTGCTGCTGACGGTCATGTCGATGGACTGAGGCTTGGGCGTGGTGAATGCCATCAGCTTAACCATGATGTCGAGACGTTCTTTTGGGTCGAGTTTCTTCAGATCTGACAGCATGAGGCCAGTGTCTGTGTATTCAGAGAGGATGTTTTCTATTACAGCCTTGCTGAATGCCGTCACCTTGTTTGGCGTGCCCTTTTGGCGGCCACCAGTCTTAGGTGCTCCCTTCTTCCTTCCAACTTTCTTCTTTTCTTCCATGTGTTAATACTTAAAAGCCGTATGCAAAATTAATGCTTTATCTTTGGCGCATAGTTTTAAATATTAACAGTTAAAATCATGATAGGTTCAATTATTGGCGGTGCCGTAGGAGCACTTGGAGGCGTTTTGGGTGGCCTGAGCAAGAACAGTGCCATCAGGAAGCAAATGGCGATGGTTGCGCAGCAGCAGCGTGAGAATCAGGACTGGTACGACCGCAGGTACAACGAGGATGCTACCCAGAGGGCAGATGCACAGCGTTTGTTGTCAATCACTGAGGACAGCATCAAGAAGCGTAACAGGGCAGCAGCAGGTACAGCAGCCGTGATGGGTGGTACTAACGAGAGTATAGCCGCAGAGAAGGAGGCTGGCAATAAGGCTATGGCCGATGCTGTGTCTCAGATCAATGCCGCAGGTGAGCAGCGTAAAGACCAGATAGAGAACCAGTACATGGCACGCAAAGACCAGCTGAACAATGCCATGCGTGAGCTGGAGGGTCAGAAGAGTAGCGCGTTAGACATCATCGGACAGGGTATTGGCGGAGCTGCAAGCGGTGTCGGTCTGGGTCTTGGATAATCAAAAATGATGTGTTATGGCAACAATTGACGATATTAACAATTCCTTTGCTTTAGACAAGCAAGCGAACTATCCGGGTACTGTTCGGAAACAGCAGGTCAACGATGGTGACGCAGCCAAGCAGCAGCAACAGGAGAAAGGCCAAGTAGGTGTCACTCCTGTTGCATCTGTCACTCCAGCTATAGGCGAAAGTTTGAGTTTTCAGGACATGTACAGGAAGCTGAACACCTATAAGCCACCGACGGAGGAAGAGCTGGAGAAGGAGCGACGGAAGCAGAAGCGCGACATGGTGCTGGCATCCATAGGCAATGGCTTCAACGCTTTCCATCAGGCATACGCCAACGCAAGGGGCGTGAAGCCCATAGCAGATAATGTGAGCCTGACGGGCAAGGTGCGTGACCGTTACGAGAAAATCAAGAAGGAGCGTGACGCACTGAGCCGTGAGTATGCCAACGGTATGCTGAGGGCAATGAATCTTGACGAGACTGCCAAACAGCAGAAAGTGACTAATGCGCTTGCTGCCCGTAGACAGGACAGACTTGACAGAGAGACTAAGATTAAGGAAGACAAGGCTGCAGCCTATCAGCAGTATCAGGCATCGGTTGCCGCCAAGAACGAAGAGCAGGCAGCTTACTGGAAAGCAAAATGGGAAGCACTGGAGGCTGGCAAGGATGCGGAAGCGGCATTGAAGGATGCGAAGGCAGCACAGGCACGGGCGGCTGCAAGGCTTGCTAACGTGAGGGCTGACGCAGGCGGCTTTGCCTCGACGGCAGGTGGAGTTGGAGGCTACGAAGTGACCGAAGAGAAGGTTGACAGCAAAGGCAGGAAGACAACCACAACCAAGAGAAGGACACCAACTACGGGCAGAAACTCAGGAGGTTCATTGCTGCCTGGTAACAACAATAACACTGGCGGCTCCTTGCTGCCCAAATAATTGATGGATATGGCACAAGACAAAAGAGAAGAGTTATACAACAACCTCATCGGCTCAGGAAGAGTGACGGATGCGGAGATCGGAAGTATGGAAGCATTCAAGTCGGCCATTAAGGATGAGGCCAGCGCGCGTGCTTTTCACGCCAATCTGATGAAGAGCGGCCTTTTCAACGAGAAGGAGATTGGCAGTGAAGATGACTTCTACGGCAGCATCAGCAGCGATTTTGACAAGGCAGAGACAGAGCCTCAGCCAGTGGAACAGGTTGAAGAAAAGCCGAATCAGGGCGTGGCAACATACACACAGGCACAGCTGGATTCTATCGACAAGGCAGCTGAGGAAAAGGAAAAAGAGCCACTGAGCGACGAGGATAGGGCAAGGATGATGGCCCAGACACGTGATATGATAGCCCAGACATCAGGAGGACTGAGACAGACCGACAACCGCATGCAATGGCTTGACAAAACTAAGGGACTGCAGGTGCAGCCCGTGAAGCTTGGGCAGAGCAACAAGGTTGTAAAGAAAGAATCACGTCTCAACCCTAAGACGGGCAAGATTGAAGATACATTCGTCACAGAGAGCGGAAACGAGTATGACAGCCGTGAACTGGCCGACATCGAGCAGAATGCCGTTGAGAACGCTAAATATGATTCAACCATACCTGGGCAGCTTAACAAGATTGATAAGCAGATTGCAGAACTGGAGGCCAAACGTGGCCAAAGGGAAGTGGAGTGGATTGATCAGGACGGTCGCGTGCATTACAAGGGAGGCAGTGCCACAGATAAACTGGAGAGTGACCTTGACCTTGCTATCCGAGACCTGAAGAACGCGCGTACGATGCTGGAGCGAAGCATGCAGCTGAGGAAGTCGGATGGCATGCTTGGCGGCATTGGCCTTCCTGGAACCGCTGACTTCTTCAACAACTGGAAGAACTTCGGCTATGGCCTGTGGGACGTGATGAACGACCGTTCCCTTTATGATTTTGGCCTGTCAGACTTGCAGAAGGCAGCTTCATACGCCAACATCAAGGCGAAGATAGACCGTGGAGAAGAGTTGAATGAGCATGAGACCAACATGCTGCTTGCAGGTATGGCATTGGCACAGGCTGAACAGTCGGCAGACCTGCCCGTGGGCTATAAGGCAGGCCAGACAACGATGCAGATGGCTCCGTTTATGGCACAGATGGCACTCAGCCCTGCAAGCGGCCTCGGCCGTGCATTCGCAAGACAGGCGGTGAGGAGGTTCGGGCGCGATGGCATTGGTGCCGTGTCGGCTCGTGTTGCTGCCCGTGCTCTTGGAAACATCGGTGAAGCGGCAGTATTGAGCAACACATTGCAGGCTCCTGCCACCATGGCAAACGTGATGAGACGCTATACTGGCGATGCAGTTGAGTATGGCGATGATGGCCGCATGTACATTGGTCACTACGAGGATGATGAGAATGGTAATCCTGTCTTTGTGCGAGGTGGCAAGAGTGGACTGCGTTCGCTGTATGAAGGTGAGGTAAGTTCCATCATTGAGAACGTCACGGAACTTGGCCTTGGTGGAAACCTGAACAGGTTCTTGGGTAAGGCAATGACTTCCAAGGCCGGTCAAGCCATGGGACTGGGCTATATCAGTGACCTTGTCGGTAAGGTGGGCACTACCCCATTCGCCCGTAAGATGAAGAACTTCATGGAGCGAACCCATTGGGACGGCATGATTGAAGAACCGCTGGAGGAAGAGCTTGGCATTGTCTACAATGCGCTGCTTACTGGCGACAACAAGATCAGTGACCTGTGGGACAGCGAAACGCAGGCCGACATCTTTGCAGGCACTATGTGGTTCGGTGGCATGATGTCAGCCATGAACACTGCTTCCTATCCGCTATACAAGCGAGGCATGAGAAAACGTCTGGAACAGGCCGAACAACTTGCCAAAGATGCCTTTGGCGACGAATGGGACATCTTGAAAGAAGCCATTGAGCAGATGCCAGACAAGGAAATCGGCAAATACCTTTACAGCGTGAAGGATAACCCGGCATTCAGCGATGAGCAGCGTGCGGCAATGGTTGGATATGCTGCAAGATTGAAGCAGTATCAGGGTGCGAACGTGGCCGACATGCTGATGAGGATGGAAGGTAACCTCAGTCAGCAAGAGACGGATATGCGCAATGCCTTCGATAATGGCTACGACTTAACTGAGCCGCAGGCCATGAACGACGCGAAGAACATGCTGGAGTTGCAGCGTGAGCGTGCGGCATCCCTTCTTGGAGAGTTGAAGGGGCTTGACGAACAGCCCATCGAAATGCTCCAGATGATGATGGGCGAAGGCTTCACCGACGAACAGCGACAGGTGGCCATGGACTATGTGAACGCCAAGGCCACCTACGACGGAATGATTCAGCGCGTACAGGACGATATGGAAAGCCGTATCAATGCCAGCAACAGCCTTGTGGATAGTCACACCAACAAGGCAGACGGCATGGTACACCCTGTCACTACCACGACGGACAAGAAGATGTATGTGGTGGGTGGTCAAGTGGTGATGAATGCCGACGGTACGGGTGTTGACACCGAAAAGAGCCAGGAGGCCAACGCAGACGGCATGTTATTGGCCGTTGATGCTGAGACGGGCAATGTCGTTACCCTCAGTATTGACGATATAGCATCGGCAGATGCACCCATCGATGCAGCCGAGCAGAAGCAGCTGGTACAGGAACAGATACACCAGCAGTATGCGCAGCAGGCAGCTGACCAGATAGACGGTGTGTTGCCGTTCAATCAGGGCGATGTCTACAATGTTGTTGCCGATGATGGTCAGCAGCATACAGTCCAGGTGATTCAAGACCAAGGCAACGGCACGGTATCTGTATTGCTGGATGGTTCACAAGAACCAACCCTTGTTGCGAAGGAACAATTGCAGGGGTGGGCAGATGCCACCAACCTTGCGCGGTTGCAACAGCATGAGCAGGAGAAAGCACAGCAGCGGGCACAACAGGCAGCAGCAGAAGCCGAGGCCGCACGTCCGCAGTACAATCTGAATGACGTGCTTACGCTTCGTGTGGGCGACAGCAGCGTCCGTGGCTCTATCACAGCCGAACCTAATGTAGATGGCCAGTATGAGGTGTATACCGAGGAACCCATCAACGGCAAGAAGGTGAATCTCTTCACCCGTGACGAGCTGGATAGTATGCTCATGGAGCACAATGGGAATGTTGCGCCACAGGAGCAACCTGCAGAGAAGGTTGGCACAGGAGCTGCCGTTGAAGGGCAGCAAGGTGCGGAACAGGGAGCAGAGGGTCTTGATAATGCGGATGGCGAAAGCGGTGGAGCTGAGAGTAACCAGACTGCTGCCTCTGCCCTTGACCGCATTCCCATTCTCCGTGACAGCCAAGGCCAGCCGATTCTGAACAGGAAGGGTAAGCCTCAGTACCAGTGGCACGAAGCACCAGTTGACGACACAGCCGATGCGCTGACCGAGCAGGCAGGTGGTGCTATGCTTACAGCCCGTGATGTTGCCACCGACATGGTTACCAAGGCTAAGGACGAACTGGAAAAGGTGCGCAGGCAGAAGCCCAAGGGCGACGATCCAATGGAGCTGATTGAAAGCCGCAATGCCATCCAGCAGGCTGAACAGCAGGCACAGGACATTGTGAAGTACTGGCAGGACGTGAATCAGGAGATTCAGAAGCGTATGCGTGAAGAGGCGGCACGCAAGCATGCTGAGGCAGAAGCCGCCAAGAGTGAAGAGCAACGCCAGAGGGAAGCCGAAGAGAAGCGTCAGCAGGAAGAACGGTTGAACGAGATTGAGCGTCAGCGTTTGCGTGAGGCCATCGAGAAAGACCGTGAACGTCGTAACAAGGAGTATGAGCCACTTGTGAAGGCACGTAAGGAGATGGCCGATGACCCGGATGCACTTAGCATCCTCGATGATACAGAGCCTCGCGACCTTGAAGAGTGGGTATCGTCTTTGTTGCGTCCGCACTCCATCCTTTGGCAGGATGCCAGCGATAGTGAGGTAGGCTTGCGCAGTGAGCTTGGCTTGAAGCGTGGCGACATGCAGCGTTTCATGACCCTGTTAGGAACCAAGGAGAATGGCGCAAAGCCTTTCGGTAAGGTCGTGCTCGACATCTACGAGGGCCTGTCTGATGCCATGAAGGAACAGTACACCGATCAGGATGTGCGTAATACCTTGTTGCAACTGTTCAATGAGGGAAGCAGTGGCAGGATGATGAATCTGGCCAAGGAGCACCGTATTGAAGAGGCACGTGCCATGATGCAGGAGAACTTGCGTCGTGATGCCGAGGCCGAACTGGAGGCTTGGGCTGAGGATTACCATCTGTTACCCGAAGAGCGTGATACCTTTGAGGACTACATCAACAGTGTAGGAGATGAACTTTCCAATTTGACGGATGAGGATATTCAAGAAATAAAGACTATCTTTGCAGAAGCAAACTTAACAAACAACAGATATGAACAGAATAGAAGAAGCAATACAGTGGATAGAGAGCCTGTCGCCCAAGGAGAAGAAAGCGAAGTTCGAGGAAGCACAGGCGAAGTATCAGGACAAGGTGCCGCAGGCCAAACTCAAGGAGATAATGAATCAGGGGGGCAGCAACGTGGAGATTTACATCAAGATCATGCGGCTGTACCTGGTGATAATGTGGCTGGAAGAGCACAAGGAGGAACAGGCTCTACGACATCAGATGAAGTTCGAAAAGCCGAACTGGTAGGAGATGAGTTTACTCTTAGTGAAACCACAGCAGACAATGGCGAACAATTCTATCAGGATACTAAGCAAGAAAAAAGGGAAAAATCTTCGATTCAGGGCTTAGAAAACTATTCTGAGGAAGAAATTGCGGACATCGTTACACAGCATTTCAACGAACTTGTAGGTGACGAAGGTGTTAGCGTTGTTGGTATCAAGGTGATTGGCAGTCGTGTCAATGGCAATGCCGATGAGAACAGCGACCTTGACGTTCTGTTGGAGTACGAGGGCGACATGAGCGAAGATGCTCTCTTCGATATTCTGAACGACGAAGAGAACAAACTAACCATCGAGGGAATACCTGTTGACATCAACCCCATCACGAAGGGGAAGAGCGGTACTATTGCCGAGTTCTTGGAACGAAACAAGGGCTACAAGAAAGAGGCTGACAAGGCACAGCCCATCGGGAAGACCTCCACACAGGAAGAAATTTCTTCTGAGGAAGGCAAGGTAGAGACCGACCCGAGCGAGGCACAGAAGGAGGCAGGCAACTACAGGAAAGGACATATACAGGTTGACGGCTATGACATTACGATTGAGAACCCGAAGGGCAGTGTTAGAAGTGGGGTTAATGGGCAGACTGGGCAGAAATGGGAGACCACGATGCACAACACCTACGGCTATATCCGAGGGACTGAGGGCGTGGACGGTGACCACATCGACGTGTTCCTGAGTGATAATCCTGCCAGCGGCAATGTGTTCGTCATTGACCAGGTAAACCCTGAAACGGGTGAGTTTGACGAGCACAAGGTTATGTACGGCTTCAACAGCGCAGATGAAGCCCGAGCCGCCTACCTCTCAAATTATAGCAAGGGATGGAAAGGACTGGGCGCGATTACTGAGGTGTCGCGTGAGGAGTTCAAGAAGTGGATTGAAAGCTCTCACAGAAAGACGAAGCCTTTTGCCGAGTATAAGAGCGTGAAGCCGACGGAAGGACAGAACGAACAACGCGACCCACGTTATAATGAAGGCTGGGACGGTGACTATAGCAAATGGAAAGCGAGACGCGATTACCTTGACGAGATAGAGCGCAAGGAGAAAGCAGCCGCAGAGCAAGGACGCAAAGCGTACTACATATCAGCGACGGACGGCAACGGGCAGCGCAATGGCGTGTTCCATAAGGTTTGGTTGAAGCCCGAAGAAGCTGAAACAGGTTATTATGCAGGCCATATGCTTTGGACGCAACAGGAGGCATACAGAACGGAAGAAGGTTTCCAGCTTGGGAACATCTACTACAGCGGTGAGGAACTGACTGGAAAATCAGCAGCTGACGCTGCAGGCACGGTGGCAGGTGGAGAAAAGCCATATACCATTACTCCTACCACCTACACCAACAAGAAGGGCAAGGAAACGCCAATGTTCCTTGTGAAGTTCGGTTCGGGCTTGACTAAAGAGCAAATCCGGGCAGGAAAGGAGCTTGCAAGGGAAAGCAAAGGTTGGTGGGATAGAGAACAAGGTGGCTTCATGATGCGTAGCGAGGATGCAGCCAATGAGCTTGCAGAAGCATTGAGTAATGAGGATGCCGTGCAGGACGCACAGCCTGTTAGCCTTACTGAAATGGCTGCACTTGTGGAGAGTGAGCCAGCTACGGAGCAACAGCAGGAACAGGTATCGGAACAGAAGCCCAAGAGTAAGTGGGTGGATGATGAAGATGCAGCACGCTTTGAAGAACTGAAAGAACGTCTTCGCAAGAAGATGCTTGGCCAGCTGAATATGGGCGTAGACCCTGAAATCTTCTATCTCGGTACACAGATGGCCTTTATGATTGTGAAGCATGGAGCCAGAAAGTTCTCTGACTATGCCAAGGCCATGATAGATGAGATGGGTGATGGCATTCGCAAGCAGTTGAAGACCTTCTACAATGGTGCGCGTGACATGATGGAAGCCAGTGACAACGAGCTGGAGAACGATATTGCCCGTGACATGGACGATTATGACACCGTTAAGAAGTTCGATGTCCTGTCACTTGGTAACGAGACCGCTGAGGGCAGTACTCAACCCACCGTCTTTGATAAAGCCGAACAGGTGGCAGGTGAACTGGAAGCCGAACAGCAGCAGAAGGTAGCAGAAGAAAAGATGAAGGAGCATCGCAACGATGGCCTCAATGCGCAAGAAGAAGGCATTGCCCTTGACGGTACGCCTTTGCGTGCCATGACTGAAGCTGACCTTGACGATAGAGACATTCCAACCTATTACCAAGGCAGGCGTGTATATGTCATGGCTGTAATGCGGAGTGGTAAGCAGGTGAGCGCAACGCAGTTTAGCGAACCCAAGATTGATGCCATCTATCTTACCAATGGCAAGCAGGTACAGTTGTCAGACCTGATGGTTGCCGACAGCGAGAAGCAACCAATCCAGGAAACTATTGAGCAGCGAAAGGCACGTTGGCAGGGTGAACAAAAAAATAAATCAAGGAAATCCTCTAAATCCAAGAAAAAAGATGTATCTTTGCAGCAGCAAGATCTTTTCGCTGATGTTGAACCAAACAATGTAGACAATGAATTACAAGGAAATGATGAGCTTCGCACCGAAGGATTGCCAGCCGACGAGACTGACAACAGAGAACAGCGTGTACGGGCCAATGGCACAGAAGCTTGGCAAGAAAGTGGAAGACCTAACGGAAGAGGAAAAGACGCAAGCTTGGGAACAGTACGACACGGCAACGATGTCGGCTTACGATCTGGCAAGCAGTTAAACACTCCGCAGACCATTGAAAGGCCTGCAAATCCCAAAAACACTCACAATAATCATGGGGAACGTGGTAAGGACTACGCTCCACGTGGTGTTGATGCTCGTATTGATGCGAACATCAAGGCCATAGAGCTGATGCAGCAGCTTATCGAGAGTGGCGAACAGGCCACACCCGAGCAGATGGCCGTGTTGCGTCAGTTCAGTGGATGGGGTGGTCTTGGTAAGGCTTTCAATCCCGATGGTTATCAGGGAGGCTACCGTCCTGATGGCACACCAGCACGACTGAGGGCATTGTTGGGTGAGGAAGCCTATCAGCAGGCCGTGATGAGCCGTAACAGTGCTTTTTACACCCCTGCCACCGTCATTGACAGCATGTGGGATATTGCAAGAGCTATGGGATTCCAAGGCGGCAATGTCCTTGAAGGTAGTGCAGGTATCGGTAACATCATTGGTCAGATGCCTGTAGATTTGAGTGAGCGCAGTAATATCCAGGCAGTAGAGATTGACCAGACCACAGGCAATATTCTTTCCTTGCTCTATCCTGATGCCAAGGTAGATATACAAGGCTTTGAGAAAACGCAGGTTGAGAATGGCAGTATAGATTTGGCCATTACCAACGTGCCATTTGTCACTGGCTTACGTGTTAATGATACCACAGGCGACAAAGACCTGAGCAAGAAGTTCCATGATATTCACGACTTCTGTATTGCAAAGAATATCCGTAAGCTGAAGGAAGGTGGCATAGGTATCTTCATTTCCTCTTCTGGCACCCTTGACAACAGCGCACGTTTGCGTGAGTGGATGATTCAGGAAGGTAGCGTTGACGTGGTGGGAGCTTTCCGACTGAACAACGAGACCTTTGGAGGTACAGGAGCCACATCAGATATAATAGTAGTACGCAAGCGCGTGAACGGAAAGAAGTCGCCGCACGCTATTGACGTATTAGGCACATCTGGAGAGCGCACGGCAGAGTATGACACTGGCGAGGAAAAGAAAGTGAAGGGTGTGTATGTACCCGTTACGAAGCAGTTGCCAATGGACTACAACCAGTATTTCATTGAGCATCCCGAAATGATGGCAGGCAAGATGTACTTCGGCTTTGAGAAAGGCGATACGTTCAGACCTACCAGCAAGGCACTCTATCCTGTTCAGGGTAAGAACCAAGAGAAGATGCTGACAGAATGGGCACAAAGCTTTACTGAAAAGGATTGGGATGCTGCACCTGCAACTGACGTTACAGGCACGGTGACTGACAATGTGTATGAAGAGCTTGGCAAAAATGTGAAGGAAGGCAGCATGGTTGTTGATAAGAAAGGTAACTTGTGCATTGCCCAGCGTGGTAAGGCCGTACCACTGGCTGTTAATGCCAACAAGGTGAAAGGCCACACCAAGGTAGAATGCTTTGATGCTTACCAGAAAATCAAGAAAGCCCTTGCCGATCTGCTGGAGTATCAGACCAACAATGAGAGCGATGCCGACTTGCAGCCCAGGTTGAAAGCCCTGAATAAAGCCTACGATGATTTTGTGAAGGCCTACGGTTATCTTCATAAGAATACTGCTATCTCTTTCCTGAAGAGTGACGTTGACTTTGCCAATATCCTTGCGTTAGAGAGTTACAAGGAACTTGGCGACGGCAAGGGTGGTGTGACGAAGGCCTACGGAAAGACCGACATCTTTACAAAGCGTGTTGTGGATAAGGAGAAATCGCCTGAACCCAAGAACGTGAAAGACGGTATCATTGCCAGCATCTATTTGCATGGCCGTGTTGATGTTCTCTATATCAGTGAGCAGATAGGCATGAGTGAGGATGAGGTAAGAGACGAAATCATCAAGCAGGGTTTAGGTTTTGAGAATCCGAGCACCCGACAGATTGAAGTGTCATACGAATACCTTAGCGGCAATGTCCGTGAGAAGCTGAGACAGGCACGCGAGAACAACACAGACGGCCGTTATGATACCAACATCAAAGCGTTAGAGGAAAAGGTTCCTACGGATATTCCTGCACACCTCATTGACTTTAGTATTGGTTCATCATGGATAGATCCAAAGCTGTACGAAGAGTTTGTAAAGGATAAGACAGACATTGATGTTACCTTTACGGCAGCAGGCGGTACGTGGTACATGAAGACACCGTACTATGTTGCTGAGCAGAAGAACCGTGCAATGGGTGTTACCAGTGAAATGCTGCATAAGACCATCATGGGTACACAGCTCATTGAAGCCGCCATGCAGAACAAGACTATCACTGTGAGCGAGACCCACAAGAAATGGGATGGCACTACAGAGACTGTCATAGACAAGGATGCTACGCAGGCTTGCTCTAATAAGATAGATGAGATACGTCAGGAGTTTAAGGATTGGGCGAGAGACAAGATGAAGAGCGACCCTGAAATGAGTGAGCGCATCGAGTTTACGTACAACGACATGTTTAATAACTATGTACCTCGTTCTATTCCAGAAGAGTTTGTTCCCAAACATTTCGGTGGAGCTGCAACAAGCATCAATGGCAAGCCGTTTGAACTGAGACCCCATCAAGGCAAGGCAGTTATCCGTGCTACCATGCAACCGTTGTTGCTGGCGCATGAGGTTGGTAGCGGTAAGACCTACACACTTATCAGTACTGCTATGGAAATGCGCAGGCTTGGTACAGCTCGTAAGCCTATGATCGTGGTTCAGAATGCCACCGTTGGCCAGTTTGTTGAGAGTGCCAAGGAGTTGTACCCCAATGCAAAGGTGCTTACTATTGAGGAAGCTGACCGCACAGCAGAAGGCCGCAAGAATTTCTATGCCAAGATTAAGTACAACGACTGGGATATGATTGTTGTACCTCAGTCAGTCTTTGAGCGCATTCCTGACAGTGAAGAGCGTCAGATGAAGTTTGTGCAAGACAAGATTGAAGAGAAGTTGCTTGTGCTGGAGCAGATGAAGGATGCAGACCCATCAGGCAACAGCATGATTGTGAAGCAGGCCGAAAAGGAAATCGATAAGTTGCGTGATGATCTGGCAGGACTGACAGACACCATCAGCAGTAAGCGTAAGGAGCGAGACGAGAAGAAAGCAGCCGTCACCCGACAGAATGCCGAGGTGAAAGCCCTTGAAATGCTTGACCGTGCCACCGATGATGTGGAGAACTTCGATGATATGGGTATTGATGCAATCCTTGTTGACGAGGCACACGAATACAAACACCTTGGCTTTGCCACCGCTATGCAGCGTGGCGTGAAAGGTATTGACCCGTCGTACAGTAAGAAAGCCCAAGGCGTATTCTTGAAGACGCAGGCTGTGTTGGATAAGAACAACGGTCGCAATGTTGTGTTTGCAACAGGTACACCTATCAGCAACACCGCTGCCGAGATATGGACGTTCATGCGTTATCTGATGCCAGCCGACACCATGAAGGAATATGGCATCTACTACTTTGATGATTTCGTTCGTAACTTTGGCAACCTAACAACGATGCTGGAGTTTACAACCAGTGGCAAGTTCAAAGAGAACAACCGCTTTGCTGGTTATGTAAACCTTCCTGAGCTTGTGCGTATATGGAGTGGTGTTGCCGACACCGTGCTGAACGAAGATATTGAGGCTGACCGCATCAAGAGAGGCGAAGAAGCTAAAATACCTGAAATGGAAGGTGGCAAGGCAACAGACATCTATCTTCCTCAGACAAAGGCCTTGCGCTCAGTGATGAAGTATGTAAAGGCCAAGTTGAAGGAATATGACGAAATGAGTGGAAAGGAGAAAAAGGAGAACAGTCACATACCTTTGACGATGTACGGTATTGCCAAGGCCGCAGCCGTTGATGCCCGTCTGGTGGTGAGCGATGCAGCCGACGAGCCTCAGAGCAAGACCAACGAAGCATTACGTCAGACATTGAAGAGCCTCGAAGACACCAAGGACTACAGAGGTACTGTTGCTATCTTTGCCGACAACTATCAGAACAAGAAGAGTGGCTTCAACCTTTATGAGGACATCAGGAAGAAGTTGATTGACGCAGGTGTTCCAGCCGATCAGATTGTTGTGATGAAGAGCGGCATGAGCATTAAGAAGAAGCTTGAAATCTTCGACAAGGTGAATCGTGGTGAGGTGCGTGTTATCTTAGGCAGTACCTTTACACTTGGTACAGGTGTGAATATTCAGGAACGCTTGCATACCCTTATCCATCTGGATGCACCTAACAGACCAATGGACTACACCCAGCGTAACGGACGCATCCTGAGACAAGGCAATATTCATAAGCAGATGAACAAGCCTGTCCGTGTGTTGCGCTTTGGCGTTGAGGACAGTCTTGATGTGACTGCCTACCAACGCTTGAAAACAAAAGGTGCCATTGCCGACAGCATTATGAAGGGTAAGGACATGATGAAGAATGCGATGGAGAACCGAGCACTCGAAGAGGAAGAAGATGTGTTTGGCGATACCGTAGCACAGTTGTCAGGTTCTGAATATGCCATGCTGAAGAATCAGGCCGAGAAAGATGTGCGCAAGTACGAATCCAAGAAGAAACAGTACGAAGCCGATCAAGCCTACTGCCATAACGAGATACCAAGGCTTGAAGGCCAGATTAAGGGAACCAAGAAACGAATTGAGGAAAACAAGAAGAATCTTGCGACCGTTGAAGCCCTGCCCGAAAAGAAGGTTCTCACCGTTGGTAAGCAGACGTTCAAGGGCATTGATGAAATGGAAGACTTCATCAAGGAGCACAACAAGAAAATCAAGGAGGTGGAGAATGATTTGCGTGACAATCCATCTACGCAGTCTTCTGTCCGTGAGCTGACTGTCAATGTCAGTGGTCTTGACTTCAAGATTAAGACCGAGCAGTTTGTAGAGACGAAGGAAGGCAACGGTACGCTGTTTACAGCCGTACACCGCAGAATGACATACGACTGTGATGCCCTTGGCTTGAAAGATGTTCCTGTTAACCGTTCAATGCTTGTTGAGGCACTGAATGATATTATGAACAATGTTGTTACTGGCAAAGACTTCAAGGAGAATATTGAATTTGGTGAGCGGTCACTTGCCAATCTTGAAAAGCAACTCTCACAGGTCAAGGAGCGTTACGGCAAGCCATTTGAATATTCCGAAGAGTTGAAGAAAGCCCATGAGCGTTACGACGAGTATTCCGAGCTGATGAAGAAAGAGCTGGAGGACAAGGAAAAGAAGTACGCTGAAATGGATTCCGAGGTAGAGGACATCGACGATGTGACCGAAGCAGATGAAGCCGAAGAAGAGGAAGAGGACACCGACGATTCCAGATTCCGTGATGATGAGGAAGAGTCTGACGAGTCCGACTACTTCCATACTGTCATTGATGATATGTTTACCAATCCACGTTTCAGTTCCGCAGACCATGCCCGTGAGCGTTACGACTTGGGAGCAACGCCCGAATGGATGAAGGGTATAGGTATCAGTGGTGACAGATTCTCTTTGTCGTTCAAGAACATCAAGACACATCGTAACAAGGATGCAGACCACAGTCTGACACAAGATGAATGGCACTCGTTGCCAAAGGCTATCAAGACACCATTCCTTGTTACGAAGCGCAAAGACGCAGATGATAAGTATCGTCTGTATGTCAACATTGTTCATAACGGCAAGTTTGTTGCCGTTGGTGTTGATGTAAAACGAGTAAATCAAGGCAAGGATAATCCGATGCTGGAAGTGAATAGTATTAAAACTGTTTTCGGTCAAAAGGGGAAACTATCTGATAATGAAGAAGTTATTGCTTACGACCAAAATATAACCCCCAAACAGGAGGCACTTCTGCGCGATCTTGATTATCGCGAATATCCTTCCATTCAGGAGTTATCTGCTGCAAATGTAGCAAATAATTCTGAAATGGCAATGGATTCAGGCGAAAATCTTTCAGAAGGTAGTGAATATTTCCGTGAGGTTGATGATGAAGAGACTATCAAGCGGCTGGAGAGCGAGCCTACTATCAAGGTATATCGCTCCATGCAGTTGATCGACGGGAAACTCTATCCCCCCATGTCGGCCAAGGTTGACGGCAAGTTACGCCAGCCAACGGAGCTTGGAAAGTGGGAAGAAGCCGAGGAACGCCCGGAAATGGCCGACGAGAACGGTTATTTCACCCTGAACAAGGGTAACGGAAAGTCGTTGAAGGCTCGTTACAATCCTTATATCCATACTTCACGCACGATGCTCAATGACCAGTTCAGTGAGGCACAAGACCGTGACAACCTTGTTGTGGTTGAAATGGAAGTACCTGTTAGTGAGCTGACCAGCGGTTACAAGGCTGAGAAAGCCAAGGACAGCGTAGGTGCAAAGCAGTGGAAGGCTGGTATCATCCAAGGTCAGCTGACAGGCACCCGTGAGGTTATCCTATCCAGATGGGCAAAGCCTGTGCGCATAGTTCCTGTTGAAGAGGTAGCCGATAATATTGCCGACCAGATAGCAGGTCAGGTCAGCGTGATGCCTACCAATGTGGTGACACCACAGCAGCGTGAGGCACTGGAGGCAAGGGGCGTGAAGTTTGTTGAGACCGACAACAAGGGTAGGATTAAGGAAGGTGTGAATGTTGGCAAGTCGTGGAAGAGCGTTTACGGCAAGAAACGAAGTAAGCGTACTATGCGACGTGAGGGTGATGAGGTTGCTGTGGCACAGCAACATACTGGACGGATGCATAGGCGCACGGCAGAACAAGAGCGTAGGGCTTTAGAGTATGCACAGCGACAGTGGCGCAGAGCACATGACCTTGCTAACGAATGGGCACAGAAGCTTGGTCTTGGCGACGTGATGCAGGTTGTGGAGAGTATAGAAGAGGTGGAAGGTAACGAAAGCTTCTCCAAGCGTAAGCGTAGGGCAAAGGGATGGTATGATCCGAAGACGGGTAAGATTGTGATTGTGCTGGGTAACCACCGTTCGCCATCCGATGTACTCCAGACCATCCTGCATGAGGCTGTAGGCCACTACGGGCTGCGTAAGCTGTTCGGCAAGAACTTTGACACGTTCCTTGACAACGTGTATCAGGCAGCATCGTTTGACATTAAGATGAACATAGCTGCACTTGCGGCAAAGCTACGTGCCAAGGACAGTGCCGCCAACAGAGCACGCAGGACGAACCAGGACTACATGCGTATTGCCACCGAGGAATACCTGGCAGGGCTGGCAGAAGATACCGACTTCGAGAGAGCCACTGATAAAGGATGGTTCCAGAAGATAAAGAATCTGTTCCTACAGATGCTTGGCAAGATTGGCTTGCGTGGCTTTGCAGGGCGTGGTGTTGAACTGACTGACAATGAGCTGCGCTATATCCTATGGCGAAGCTACAAGAACATGACACAGCCGAACCGTTATCGCAATCCGTTTGACGTGGCCGAGAACATTGCTATGGAGCTGAAACTGGGTGTTGGCAACAATGCCATGGAACGTGCAAGAATCCAGCGCACGGGCAAGACCGATACAAGTATGTTTGCACCCAAGGACACAACTATCATCCGTATGGGCAATATTGAGGACGAGATACCTTTGCAGGTGATGAGCCATGAGGACGAAGAGAAGATTCGTCAGCGTGTGGAGCACATGACAGCAGCCGAGGCTTTAGCAGCCTACCAGCGTGTCAATGCACAAATGCTTGATGAAGATGGCCTGAACCTTGACGATCACTTTGAGAAGACGAAGCGCGAGTGGATTGCCGCACATGGTATCAAAGGCATTGGTATGCAGCAGGCCGAAGAGTTGCAAAAGGCTATGGATAAGTACGGCAGCGGCATGGTGGAATTGCGGTGGGCACTGAAAGACAGACTTGAAGAGCTTGACGTTGACGTGGCAAGGGAAGAGAGCCGGATGCGTGATGAGGAAGACATTGAAAATGCCAATCGTAGATTCAATAGCCAGTTGAGACGTTTTGTTGCTGGGTTGATGCAAAGCAATGAATACCTAACGGCAGGAATCCCGTACGGTGTTCTATCCTCTTTCATGCCAAACAAAGAAATAATCCTCCGTCAGAAAGTATTGACTAAGGCTCAGAAGAAACACGATATGTCTGCCATGTCGCTTTTGGGCTTGCCTGAAGCCTTGGCTCATCCAATTTTCATATTCAAGAGTTCTCCTGAGACGATAAGTGTGCTAACGGAACTGAAGGATGATAATGGTAAGAATATCTTTGTTGCTATTGACCTTGATGTGAACAAACAACTGGGACATGAATTTTTAGAGGTGAATGATATTCTAACCGTTCACGGAAGAGAAGTTGAGAATATTGTTAATCCTATCATTGACAATGGTACGCTGTCATGGGTAGACAAAGAGAAAGGGCTTCGTTGGCTGTCCTCAGCGAAATCAAATTCGCAGGCAATCGCCAATGAAACCCTTGATTCTGCTGCAAAGATAGTAAAAGATTTCGA